GAGATTCTATATTGTTTAAAGTCTTGTAATAAAAGAAAATATATATTGAATTGGTTTGGAGGTTCAGCTAACAATCACGAAAAAAGAAATAGAAGGATGGAGCTTAAAGATGTATTACCTCTTTTTAAATTAGAAAACATACAATGGATTGTAATATCAAAAAATACAACTGAAGATGAACAAAAAATTTTGTCTAAACATAATGTGTTATTTTATGGTAACAGCATTGATAAACATAATGCATTTGAAGAATCCGTTAATATAATCAAACATACAGATGCACTTATTTCAACCGATACATCTTTAGTTCATATTTCACCAAGTTTGAATATCAAAACATTCGTGTTGTTAACCATTGGATGCGAATGGCGCTGGTCGTCATCTAATTGGTATCCAGATTCAGTTTTGATTAAGCAAACTGAATATGGTGATTGGTCATCTGTTATCAGTAGACTAATACATCGATTAAGTCAAGATAATAATTAAAGTTTTTGTTTACAGAATATTTATGCAGTATATAGATAATTCATGCTTAAAATTTGCGTTGTTATGTTTTATACTAAAAATTATAAAATTGGTTCCCACACAGAGAAGATTAATAGAGAATATTGTAAGAAAAATAATTATACACTTATCGTTTACAATAAGATTCCCAATGAATTAGAATCGCGCCATTCATCTTGGTGTAAACACTACTATCTATTAAAACATATTGAGGATTTCGATTATGTTATGTGGATTGATGCAGATGCTTTTTTTTGTAATCATTCAATAAAAATTGAAGATTGGATAGACAAATCTGATAATAAAGACTATATTATTTCACGTGATGCAGGCTATCCAGCACTGAAACATGGTCAAAATAAGAAATATAATAAAGATCCTTTATTAAATTCGGGGGTGATAATAATGAAAAATACTGAAAATAATAAGAACTTATTAAATCATATTTTGTACGATCCAATACATGAAGCCAATTATACAAACACACGTAGTACAAATCCTATTACTGGAATGCACGGTTGGGATCAGGCGGCCGTTCGCTATGTTTACAAAGCAAATGTGTTTGACATGAAAAATAATATGTTTATATCTAAAGATACAAATCTAAATAATAACTGCCATCCGAAAAATATTGATGAATATATAGAAAATGGTGGATATATTATTCATTTAACAACTTTCAATGGGACATATAAACCAAGAGATATGAAAACTGTTAAACGATTCAAATCAATATTAGGATTAGACTAAAATTAATTATAAGACTTATTTAGTATGGTAGATGTACTTTCTGTTAATTTAAGAGGAGGACTATGTAATAAACTAATTTGTTTTTCAGAAGCCTGTATCATTGCAGAAAAAGAGAACCTCAAAATACTTGAACCAAAATTTGGCTGGGGAAAGGATTGGCAGAAAGTAAGATTTTCGAAAATTTATGATATCGATTTTTTTAATGATAAAATGAAGCAATTCACCAATGGAAAAGTTAATATTGTAACAGAAAATCCCTTGGAAAAATACAACGAAAGAGATTATAAATATTATAAGAAAGCTCGTGAATATCTTTGGCATGATTCTATTAAGACTTTTAGGAAATTAAGACAACAAAATGATTGGACGAATAGCATGATTTCTTATGTGATTCAATCCCTTAGACTCAATAAGCAAAATCAGGAGATTGTTAATAAATTTGAAAATATTCAAAATATTGACGCGTTACATTTAAGAATCGAATCAGATTGGATTAAATATGCCAAATGTAAAAAATCGGATCCCGATAATATATATCTGATTGATTTAAAAACACTTATATCACTTTATAAATCAACATTTCCAAATAGTAACACCACATTTTTCACTACAGGGGAAAATCATGAAAATATCAACAAAGAATTCTTATTAAGTAGTATTAATAGCTGCTACCATTATAACAATAATTTAGATTATGAAACCAATGCGGCTATTAATTTTGAATTATGTTGTCAAGCGAATAGATTTATTGGTATTTCAAGTAGTACTTATTCAAACTTAATAAGTTTAAAAAGGACTCTAAATAACAGAAACTCTTCCTTTATTTATAACTATAAAAACGCTATTCTAGAAAGACATGATTCCGGATTACATCCTAATCCAAAAAAAGCTGTTACTAAAATTATCTAAGGCTATATATAATTCACAATGAAGGTGGCAGTTGGTTTTTTTGGTATAACGCGCAGCTTAAAGTTTACACTAAATTCAATACTTAAAAATGTAATAAGACCACTTGAAGAACTTGGTTATGATTACAAAATTTTTTTACACACATACGAATTGAATAATTATAAGAATATCAGAACAAAAGAGAATTATACTAATATTGATAATGAGGAGTATAAATTACTAAATCCTGATTATTTTCAAATTGAAAAACAGGATTTAGTACTAGAAAGTATCAATCCAGAGAAATATCGAACACATAAAGATCCTTGGAGCACAAACTATAATTCCGTGGATAATTTTCTACTGGGTCAATATTCAAAAATGAAACTAACAAATATGATAGAAAAAAATCAAATTAACTTTGACTATATTATGTTTTTAAGGCCTGATGTAGAGTATTTACATCCCCTAGAACGCTCATTTTTTAATAATGTTATTAACAAAAATATTTCAATACCTAAATTTGGCACATATAAACCATCAAAACCGCATTTCAATGATAGATTTGCTATAACAAATCAAGAAACTTATAAAATATATGGTAAAGTTTTTGATGAATTATTTGAAATTAGTAAAAAAGAACCTCTTCATTCTGAAACAGTTTTAACCAAATATCTTACAGAAAATGATATAAAATACAAGTATATTTGGTTTGTTTTTAAAAGAATAAGACAAAATGGTTCAGTAGATCCACATGATAGAAAACTTCGCAAGGATATCAGATTAGGATAAGAATAGATGGTTCCGTATATAGAAAACTAAAAATATAAAAAAGGGATTTTAGGGAAGGGGGATTTTTAGGGAAGATATATTATCTATTTTTCAAAACAACTACAGCTCATCTTCAGAAGATAATACATAATCGTTTCCATCAGTCGCAACAGGAGTATTGTTCTCACTGTTACCATCCTCCTCCTCATCATCAGAATCTTCGAAAGCATACGCCTCAATACGCGTCTTAGGTGTAAGCTTCAGAGAATGCAAATCCCATTTCATACCAAACTTTCCACCAGCAAACCAAATTCCGGCCAACTTTACAATAGCCCGAACACGCTGACCCTTACCAACCAGAGTTTCAAATGGATCAGTAATCAACTCCCTAGAATCATTGTAACACTGTACCTTAAACTTATCATCGTAAAACGGAATCTTTACCTTGAAAGTGGGAGGATACTTATCCGTTGGTTCACCATCTTCAGTAGCAACTTTAATAGAGGGGGTAAATAGTGCGGAAGAAACATCTCGACTTTGGCTCTTCTTCTTGAACCACGTCAAAGAATTCTTGGTGCTATCGTCCAAGACCTTTTCATCAATCTTTTCAAGAAACTCCTTTAGAACCTTTACACTATCCGAATCTCCACCAAAGGACAAATCAAGAGAATACTTCATTCTCCCACCATCGCCTTCAAAGCTACTAAGACCATACGGACATGACATTAATGGCGTCTGAACATAAATCATTTGGTCATTTAAGTTCATGTATGCAACTTTCGCCTGACTTTCTCCAAGAGCGGTAAGCTCCTTGTAAGTAATATTGGAAACATCAATCTCTTTCGGGAAATAGACCTTCATTATTGCCACTTATATGAAGAATAGATTAACTAGAAAATATGTAATCATTTTTTTAAAAAACATGCTCATCAATGGAATTAAACAGCATTAGAAATACCGTCCCAATGAGTATAAGCATTGTTAGTTTGAACTTCTTCTAAATTATCTCCTTTAAAAACTGGAACTTCTGAGTCTATAGCACCATTTATACCACTGCTATTAACACATTTAGTATTATCATCCGGTTTTACTTCCCAATACTCTGGGCACTTAGAGATATGTGGAGGCCAAGGTTTTTCTTGTGCCGCTGCAACCTTAGCTTTGTACCAATAAGAAAAGACTAAAAAAATGCAAAAAGCTATTACAATTCCTCCTGCAATTAACATATTATTTAGATACAATGTTTTTAATTCTTACAAGTCTTGTCTACAAATTGGACAATTATTATGATTAGAAAACCATTCCTCAACACATGCAGCATGAAAAAAATGTTCACAAGAATTTAATCGACGTACTATATCTGATTCATTATATACATTTTGACATATCGTACATCTTCTTTCTTCTGAACCAACATCTTCTTCAGGAACTAACATTAAAGATGAACCCGAAAATAAACGACTTACTGGAGTTTCTTGACGAGTTTCGTTATTTCTATCTGTTATCTGTATATGGAATTGTTCTACAGGTAAGTGATGAAATGCTTGTTGTACCAAACTTGTTAAATCACTTAATGAATTATTCCTATTACCTGAGGAATCATTTACATTTGTATTAGTATTTTCATTATTTTGACTATTTTGATTATTTTCTGGCTCTGTGTTTTGATTTAATAAATCCAGCCAATTACGCGTTGTTCTTTCAAGATTATTTATTGTTTGTGATAAATTTAATCTTCTATTAGTCTCATTCTGTAGACTTGTTGGCGTTAAAAATACATGAGTTGGACTTATTCTCAGCGGACTTGGTACAGATTGATTCTCGCTATTCAATACAGGCTCGGTTGTTTGAGCCGAATTTTCATTTGATTGATTTATTCTAGTTGGAACTCGCGGGTTTATTCCCATATTTTCATTGTTTTGATTATCATTACCAATAGGGACATTATAAACATACACTTGACTATTATGTATGTTTAAACGGATATTTGGTGTCATATCTAATATACCTTTATTTTTCAAAAAAATGACACACCTTATTCCTTAGATACTTATTCTTATAGATTCACAGAGAGATATATACAGAGATTTAAAAAACACACTTTGCCATTTATAATGGCTGCTATTTGCAATCGTTCGCAATCTTTTCATCAATATCTTGTTGATTGGGACCAATATATTCAAAAGAACAATCTTACAGATTGGTTCGATGATGAACCGGACCTAAAGGCAGATGGATTTGAAATTGTTGTGAAAAAAATCCGCACTAAAAAGACAAAGACTCCGTGTTTTAGAGGTAAACTATATAAATGGTTTGAATCGCCCAGTGGTGGATTTGGATTCATTATGCCTGAAAAAAAAACCAGAAAGGAAGATTCCATTTGGGTCCATATTTCAGAAGTATATAGTAAACCAAAGGTTGGTGCGAATGTTAGTTTTGAAATCGTCAAAGGTAAAAAGGGTTTAACTGCCAAAAAGGTGAGAATTCTCTGAACCAACTCAATTTTAAAACTAAAAAGGAAGAAAAATACCCTTTTTTTATATTACACATATGTTTTTACCTCCAGAAATTGTATCTAAAATTATGCTGTATGTTCCACCAAAATATCCATTTTTAGATTCCATTATCTCACATTATAAAAACTATAGACCAAACTATCAGATTCATAATGGTGCTTTATCCATTTTGAAATTTGATGAACATGGATATATATTTGAAATAACAGATCCTCAAATCAATTCTTCCACTTTCTTTTTTAATTTTCCAATGGATTGACCCGGATTCAATCCCTTTGGACAAGTATCTGAACAATTCATAATCGTCTTACATCGAAACAACTTCATTGCATCATTCATTTGCTCTATTCTTTCTTTAGTATTGTTATCTCGAGAATCTTCTATCCAACGATATGCTTGCATTAAAACAGCTGGACCAAGATATCCATCATTTGAACTCCACCAATATGATGGACAACTTGTCGAACAACACGCACATAATATACACTCATACATTCCATCCAGCTTTTTTCGTTCTTCTATACTTTGTAAATTTTCACTTTCACCTACTACCTTATCATTATGTAGCCATGGTTTTATTTCTTTGTATTGTTTATAAAAGGTATTCATATCCGGTATTAAATCTCTTAATATTGGCATATGAGGTAATGGAAATATAGTATTCGTTTCTTCAATAGGAGTTAAACATGCCAGTCTATTTTTTCCATTTATATTCATCGCACAACTTCCACAAATACCTTCACGACAAGAGCGACGAAATGATAAACTTCTGTCAATATTTTCCTTAATATAAATCAAAGCATCTAAAACCATAGGACCACATTCTTGCCTATTAAATTTTACCTTTTCAATACCACTTTTCTCATTTGAACGACGATATATTTTGAATAAAGATATTCCATTCCTAGTCAATATCTTTCTCATTTATTATATACAAATTTGTAATTGTTATGTATTAAATACAGAAATCCAAATGAAGATATACAATGTAAATTCAAACTTAAAATTCTCGCACTTCTTTCTAAGTATCTTACCTTAATATAATCCGATATTACACAAGATATTGAGATATAAGAATGTAATCCCACATTCATCATTGCTATACTATCAATAAACTTTGTTGAATTATTATAATCACCTTTCAATCTATGATTTAATAAAGATAAACCTATAAATGGCAATAATAACTTGGTAGATTTATGATAAGGACCTATCATACTTGTTACTTTATCCGGACTTAGTATTTTATTAAACATAATACTATTTAACGAAAAACCTTTACATTTATGTAATGAAACCCCATATATCTCCTCATGTTTCTATCTATAAATTCCCAGTAACCGCACTTTCATCTATAACAAACAGAATAACTGGAGTAGTTATATCTGGAGGATTTATTATTGTTGGTATATCATCATTCTTTCCAAAACAACAAGCAATTATCCTTCAAAAATACGAATCACTACGAATAATCAAACCTATTCTGTTTTTTCCAATTATTTTTCATACTTTTGGTGGAATTCGTCATTTTTTATGGGATTTTAAACCACAATTACTATCTAACTCTAAAGTTACTAAAAGTTCATATATTCTATTTGGAACAACTGGTATATTTTATGCTATACTTGAACTAATAGACCAAAAACCTTATTATTTTCAGAACAAAAATGATACTTAACCACTATCTTATACTAATAAATAGAATTATGTTCTCATTATATTATGTCGCATCCTATGCATTATTATGGGATGATAATGATGAAGAAAAGTACTACATTTCATATGCAAAAAAACTTGTTCGTAAAGGTGCTGATGTAAATGAAGCCTTATCAAAATGTTTTGAAAGACTCACTTATAAGTTTCAATCACCCTCTTTTCAAACAAATCCGATTTATTCCGAAATATTCGGTAATATTTGTACAAGGAATGCGGTATCTTATTCCAGTGATAGTGAATATCATCTTAATCCAAATGAAGTTCGAAATCAAATCAAAATCGCTTCTGATATTCACAAATGGATTCTTAATATTGTTAAAGAAATCAAAGAAGAAGATGAAAGAGCATTAATGGCTATCAGAGTCGCTATTAAAATGAAACT